TCACTGGACTGACATACGACAGAGATCGCATGCAAGAGCCGTACCATGTGAACAAGATGTTTGTGCGACAACGCACATATGACGCAGGTACAGAAAGTTACGAAACCACACAAGGCAATGCATTTCAAATTGAAAGACTTATGCCTGTACCTTACAAGCTCACTATAGACTTGGATATTTGGACTAGCAACACCAATCAAAAGATGCAATTGTTTGAACAGATTGCCACGCTGTTTAATCCTGCACTAGAAATACAAGCCACAGACAACTATATTGACTGGACCAGTCTCACTGTATGCAATCTTGACAATGTAAAGTGGAGTTCTAGATCTATTCCAGTGGGTACTGAAAATCCCATTGATATCATGACCATGACATTCAGTTTGCCTATCTGGATCAGTAGTCCAGCCAAGGTCAAGAAGTTGGGTGTGGTAGAGCGTGTGATTGCCAGTATCTTTGATGCACAGGGTGATGCTGTTAATGCACTAACTGACAACGATTTATTGTTGGGCACTCGAGTCAAAGTCACTCCATGGAGTTATCAGGTGTTATTGTTGGATGGGCAATTACAGATATTGCAACCACCGCAACCTGTGAACCCAGATCGTATTAGCCTAGCACCGTTTACATTTCCTATTGTTGAAAATCCACAGATCACCTGGCCCACTGTGATTAGTGCATACGGCGTGTTACGTCCCGGCATCAGCTACATCACGTTGGACAATCCCTGGGCTCCTGACTCCAGTATCATTGGTACCATTGCTGTGAATCCAGCAGACAATCGATTGTTGATTTACAACATTGATCCCGATACTGCGCCCCAAAACACATTGAGTCCGGTAGATTCTGTTATCAATCCATTAACTGCTGCACCTGGTGATGGCTTACCGGTTGCTGCCACTGGTCAACGATATTTGATAAACGAAAGCACAGGCAGTGCAACCAACTTAGCTAATCCATTAGCGTGGGAAGGCACCGGAGGCCAACCACTGATTGCTCATGCCAATGACATTATTGAGTACGATGGCACACGTTGGGCCATTGCATTCAACAGCAGAGATACTACAGATGCGCAATATGTAATTAACTTGACCACTGGCATTCAATTCTATTGGAATGGTACCAAATGGGTCAAGAGCATTGATGGGTTATACACTGGCGGCTCATGGAATCTGGTATTGTAAAAGCTGTCGGAGTTTGGTTTTACTGCCCAAGCACCAGTAGATATCTATATCTACTACGCAACGATTCAAAGTACCCCGACACATGGGGATTAGTTGGCGGGAAAGTAGAACACGGCGAAACACTAATTGCTGCTGTGGAGCGTGAATGTAGGGAAGAACTAGGATCTGTTCCTGAATATCAGCAGTTGATCCCAATTGAAAAATTCACTAGCCCCGACTCTGCATTTGAGTATCATACCTTCTGGTGTAGAGTAGACAATGAGTTTACACCTATTCTAAATCACGAACACATTGGCTATGCCTGGATTGAAACTGGACGCTGGCCGAGACCATTGCATCCAGGATTGTGGAACACAGTAAACTTAGATACTATTCAAAAGAAGATAACTTCTCTTGAACATACCTGTATTAGATAATCAATCAAAGAAGAATATCTGCCACAGCCGGCAGTTGTCTTGGTTGAATCCAAAATAGTCTGTAGCCGAGTGAAGGTATCCAGCATTGAATATAACCAAGCGGTTGTACACATTGCCAAATGAATCCACTGGTTCAAAAATAGTTCGATCTAGATTTTGACTGCCAGGTCTAAAGCATCTTGAAATATCTGGATGAGTGATATGCCTAATATCAGTGCCTTTGAGTGCATGAGTTGATGTACCTGATTGATACGGTGCATCTGGAGTTAGATACAACATAGCTGCCCATTTTTGTTCATCGCAATGATAAGCCACTGGCTCACCTTCTTTACACAATTGGAATTTTCCGTTCATGCCATGATCTTCCCATCGAGTAATCTTGCGATTCATGATGTATTCAAATTCTTCTTTGAGTCCAGGAAACAAGAATTGTTTTTTGGTACGATCACCTATATACAGTTTACCTAGCCCACCTATATCGTATTCTTGCTCTAGTGCAAACTTACGTATGGCATCTGGGTTCTGATAAAAGTTGTCCACTATCCATACACCAGGCATGGGTTGCTGATTGATCACTGTGGACGCAGTACGAGAAATATTTGATTTAGGAACAATTGTAACTTCCGAGGTCGGCAAACTTGGCGGGAACATATAGTCTGTAGCAAACTTTTCGTTAGCGCCAATAGCTCGCAGGCTGTTGCGGGTGGCTTCATCCACTAGTTCAGGATGTACCCACCAATCTTCATAGCTGTGAATTTTATTGTATGCAAGATCGCTAACCAGGAGTTCGTAACCTTGGTTTTGTAGAAATTCTCTACTTTGATCTCTTACGTTTTGATTCCAGTAATAGTCATGTTCAAATGTTATCACAGCAAATCTGTATTGATCAAACGGAATGCTTTTTAAAATTCCAAAAGAAACTTCTGGTGGATCGCAGTCAACTTGCAAGTAATCAATATCCTTGGAGAATCCTTTGGTGGCAAGAATTGCAGCATAGTTAACTGTGGTTGCATCTGTGCATATCACATCGTTTTTGCGTCGGTACTCAAAGTCTTTGACCTTGGCCAGGTCATATTCAATGCTTAGGCCTTTCCAGTCAAACATTGTTTCCAACAAGGCTGTGTTGTTGCCGTAAAAAGGTTCAGCACTGCCAATTTCTAAGTATTGTCCATTGCGCTTGCCTTGGGTTGCTGCTAGCACAAACAAGTCTTGATAACTTTGACTGAAGTTTTTCTTGATATTTTTGATGCCATCAAATGATAGTCGAATGTTATCTACCATACTTGCATCATAGTATGTGTGAGTGAACAAAGGAACAATATCAGGTGCGTTGTTCCACTTGGGTGTTTCGTGCAAGGGAATTTTTGGCAAGCCACAATTTTTAAGATTGTTGTTCACCGCAGTTTCATACATTGGTAACATCTTGTAGTTGTCTTTGAGGAACAGCATAATTTGTCGACTTTGTTCAGTTAGTCCCACCCACCAACTGGTCATTCCTTTCTGGAATAACAATCCGTAGTATCCAGGATAAAATTCTGGAATCACTGACGTAGTACTGAAGTCAGCTTGATTCAATCCTAACACAGCTACAGTATGGCTCTCTTGCCATTCGTTACGATTCTCATGAATACGGCTCAGCAAGAAGTATGCCTCTGGACGTGTGGGTATCAATGCTATGGATTTTAGCAGTAGACCTTTTTCTGTGTCATCTCTTGTTTTTTGTTTTTCCAAACAGATACAGCATCGCATTAATGCTTCGTATTGTTGCAAGTCAGTAGAGCTGCGTTCTGCTGTGCGTAGATAAAAACTAATAGCTGCGCCAGTTTGGCCTATGCTTTCGTATTCTTTACCCAAGTCAAAGTTGATTAAGGGATTTTCAGAGTCTTCAATAAAGTTGGCTAGATTTTTCATATTAACGATGGAAAGTTATAATTTTTTCTTTAGGATCTACAGCGTTTTCACAGAAGTTACACAAGTCGTAACAGGTCTGATCCTCGGGTATAACATCCTCATATGATTGTGTATTCAAATTGCCAATGATATGTTCCAATCCATAATCCATACAGCACAAACTAACATCACCATTGGGCAATAGCACATTGTGATACAGTCCTTCAACACATCCACAAGTTTTAGGACCTGTATGTGTGATAGCATTCCAACGATCACGCAAGGTAATCAATTGTGGTTTGGCTACGCTTTCTCTAATGAGATTGCCGGCTCTGCTCCACATGTCATAACTAGGTGCCCAATCAAATATGTGTCTCACGCTGGGATGCAATTCTTTGCCCATGCTCATTACAGAAAAGTTTTGTATTCTGTGTTTGTTGTCTCGTATCCACTCTAGTGTTTTGAGATAACCAGGAGTGATAGGATGTCTTGCTAGCATTTCAGCATCAGGCAAGTGCAATACAAATCCACCGTTGGGATTGCCAGCAAATGGAATGTCTACAATTGCTTCCATATCTTCAATGCTAACACCAACACCAGTGGTAAACACACTCACCGGATGCCCTTGCTCATGTGCATATACCACCATCTCTGTGCAGTATTTGTTCATCCACGGTTCAGTGAATCCGGCAAACGTGATCCGTACATCTGTAGGTACTTTGTCGACCATGGTCTTGAATGCCTCCAAGGTCAAGATTCTTGTACCTTTGTAAACTTCTTCCAGTGTACGTTGTGGGCAGAACACACAATCAACCACACAGCCTTTTTCTGGAATGATTGTGGTAATTTCAAGTGTGGGTGCTGGATAATTTTGCCACTTTTGTTTGATTGGTTCTGCAGGCTTAGGAATTGCTGGAGTAGTATAGTTTGCTTGTTGAATAAATTCATCTACAAATGTTCGTGGTATCTTCAAAATAAATGCACAGTTGTCTTGAAATCCAAAAGTTACCAACAAGTGATCATCGTACCAGGCAGCACCACAACAAAATTCAATATCAGCATTCATGAAACTAAATGCATCAGTATAGGCCAACAGTTTCCAACTGCGATCCCACATCACAAATCTATGTCTGTATGTGGCATCTTTTTTACCAGCCGGGCTGTTAAACAAGTTGGTTTCATGAACTATAGCTATGTAGTTGTCGCCATAAGGAATAACTTGACTGCCGCCACGGAAATCTGGAACACCTGGTATACGATTAGTATCAGCAAATATAGTATGTGTTTGGCCAGTGTTAATATCGTACTTTACTACTTCTGTAGGATTAGACCACTTGACATAGGTAAACTGTTGATCCAGCACTGGCATCCAGTTTTTCTCGCAATAGCTGGTGTTATCTCCTAGTGCAGGTATACGCTTGCGTCTTTGTTCTTTGGTTTGATCAGGAGAAATAGTAATCTCAGACAGTTCCATGCGGCCTTCGCCGTGAGTTGTGGTATCTCTACGTACTCCGGTTAGCCATAATTTGTGATCCCATCGCATGAGTCTTGCATCTTCTAGTCCTACAAATTCCCACATTGGATCTTTGTCACAAGCAGATGTATCTACATTCATCACTTGTTTGATTGTGAGATCAGGGTTGAGTACGCACATGTAGTTCCAAGTGCGGAGATGGATGTCGTTTTCCGGATGTAGGTATTGTAGCGGGCCGTATCTGTGTTCAAACTTTTTGTGTTCGCTATGCCATAATGTGTAATTTACATGGCGCAGATTTACCAAAATTGTTTGTCCGTCTACGTATACAGAAGGATTCATCAAGCCAGTGCCCGATAAATCAGCTGGAATGATCAAGGGTTGTATACTGCCGCCGGCAGCAATCACGGGTTTGGCCAACCCGCTTTTATAAATTTGTTGGGATAATGATGTAGTCACACATACATTTATGCCTGTGCAATGCAGGTGTAACTAAATCTACTCAACTACGGCGCAATTACATCCTGCCTACCACAACTTCAATAACGCCAACACCGTTTCCGCTGTATGATTGCAAGGCTTTGCCAATAATCACACCTGGTTGGTATCTAGCCATATCTAACGCTTCGGCTACGCCTGCTCTATTGCTGGTTACAACTCTATCACCAGCTGTGATATTGCCGAACACGCTGACCGGTACACGTCCGGTCAGTGCCACTGCCACTGTGAATTCACCTTGCAATCCAGAATTCATCACGTGTGCAGGATTGGTAGATACCACGCCAGCAACTCTGTAATCATGGCTTACAGAATTGATAGTAACTTCTTGATTGCCACCAAATATCATCACAGTGCCCGGATTGTATAGTGAATCAGCAACGTACATTTCGGCCAAGTCAGCATACAATGCTTTGGTAGAAGTAGTAGTTAGTTGTCCTGTAGCAGCGTTAAATGACAAAGCGGATGTATTTGCCGAGGCAGTTTGATTGCTACCAACAGCGGCTACCATCACAGGATAGAATGTTCCGGTTGTAACATTTGTTGCATTTATAGCAGTGCTCGGCCCGGTTGCGCCTTGAGCGCCAGTTCCACCCTGAACGCCTTGGCGGCCTTGTACACCTTGAGCGCCAGTTCCACCAGTTCCGCCAGTTACACCCTGAACGCCTTGGCGGCCTTGTACACCTTGAGCGCCAGTTCCACCAGTTCCGCCAGTTACACCCTGAACACCTTGAGCGCCAGTTCCACCAGTTCCGCCAGTTGCGCCTTGAGCGCCAGTTCCACCAGTTCCGCCAGTTGCGCCTTGAGCGCCAGTTCCACCAGTTCCGCCAGTTACACCCTGAACGCCTTGGCGGCCTTGTACACCTTGAGCGCCAGTTCCACCAGTTCCGCCAGTTGCGCCTTGAGCGCCAGTTCCACCAGTTCCGCCAGTTACACCCTGAACGCCTTGAGCGCCAGTTCCACCAGTTCCGCCAGTTACACCCTGAACGCCTTGAGCGCCAGTTCCACCAGTTCCGCCAGTTAC